TCCTCTGGAATGCCAGCTTGTGTAAAGACAGACTGATCATACTCATCTGGAGCCTTGTGCTTGCCCTGCGAAAACTTTTTCTGCAATTCCGAATAAGCATTTGCCAGATCTTCCGCAGTGTTAAATTTTTCGGGCAACCATTCTGGTCTGGCATCACTTTCCTCTTCTGTTGCCACAGCTTCAGCATTAACTGCCTCTGCGTCTGGTTGCATGTGTGAGATTGTTTCATCTGCTTGCTGCTGGTTATCGTCACCCTCAATCTGGGCTTCGGCCAACAACCCCTCAGTTTCACTCATAGGTTTCTCGCTCTTTTAATACGCCGCTCGATTTCTCTGACCAGACTGTTCTGGCCCTCACGAGCAAAACCGTGGCTTGCATCCTCACCGGGATACCAAGTCGGCTGCTCTATCGTCAGTGACCGCAGATGGGTGAGCAGCTTTGCCCCATCGTCACTGGCGAACACACGCAGATAAAGCCGATCAATGTCGTCCTTATCAACTTGCTGCTTTTCTGCAATCTTCGGGTCTACAGCTTGCAGACCTTCCCAGCCCTCTACAATCATACCATCTCACCTTCTGGCGGTGGCCCCTGCTCGGCTTGTGCCTGCATCTGCGCCGCCTGCATTGCTTGCTCCATCATCTGCTGACGTTCTTGTGGCGTAGTGCGCAGATCTGCCGGGATGCCCATCTTGTCAGCCACATAATCGGAGATGCTGCCAGTCTTGACAGCCATCTGGCCCTCTGGGCCAAGCGCCGCAGACATCTGCACCCACTGCATGATCTTCTCGATGTCGCCCATATTCTGCGCTTGCGCAATTGGGCTGACCGGCGTGACCTTGACCTCAAGGCCATTGACGCGCAATGGCATCTCAATCAGACCCTGCTCATCCATTACATATAGGATGCGTGCAACCAGCGGCACCATAGTTTCAGTGATCAGGCGGCCAAATGCAGACCCAAGGTTCTGGGCCAGTTCTTTCATCCTTTCTGCGATTTCTGTGGCAGACCGGGCTGACATATTGTCAGGCGGCAGCGTGTCGTCCAGCAAGATCTTTTTGATGTTCATGCGCAGATCATTGATCACAATCTGGCTCACGTTAAAGTCGCCGGAACGTGGCATCTGACGCAGGCTTTCACCATTCGGGCCGCCATTGCGTGCGACCGGGATAATGGCACCCGGCGCAATGCGGATCGTCTGCGGGTTCAGGACGCCGTCATCTGCCGCAGTGTAAACACCGGCAATCGACAGGCTGGCATTCTTCAGCAGCAACTCCAGCGTCTTGTTCAGCGTTTTAACGTCAGGGATCGCTGTGACCAGCGGCCCCCGGCCATAAACCTCACCGGCAACCTTCATGTAACGCGCCACAATCCAAGGGCTGGATTTCATGTAGCGATGCAGCAACTCGGCTTTGCCCTCGGCCCAGATCACATGATAGCAGTATTCCCCGCGCTCTGGGTCGTACAGCGTAGCTTCGATCAGGTCGATCTCTTCAGTCGGCTTTTCATCGATCATGCGCTGCAAGCGATCGGGGATCTCGGCATCCATCCAATGCTGGGTGATAGCCTCACCCTTCAGCCGCATCCGGCGATACACATTGTCAACCTTGCCGTGCGCACCCTCTTCGATGCTGACCAAATACTGCGGCACCGCTGTAAAGCGGATTGGCGTCAATTCATCACCGGGCTGCACAAGCATGACAGCCGTACCGACCGCCAGATCAAGCAGGAACTCGCCCATAGCCAGATCAAAGTTGGACTGGCGCAACACTGAAAACATCGTGTTTGAGTACAGATCCAGCGCGGCTTGCGCCTCTAGGCGGCGATCTTCTGGGATCTCCGGCCCCGGCTCAAGGCGGCACCAAGGCGCATATGGCGGGAACAGGCCAGACTGGATGCGGTTGGCAAAGCGCTGCACCGCATTGATGGCGGTGCTGTCGAACACGCGCACCATCTTGTTCTGGCCGGGTGAACCACCGCCCTCGTAATAGCCGTCATACAGGTTGCGCTGCGGCAGGCCAAACTCATAGCAATCTTCATAGATCTGCCGCCAATTGTCCTTGCGGCGCTGCGCGGCATCGTGCCGCTTCAGGATCTGCTCAACACTGTACCTCATGCCTTCGCCTCATTTCTCTTGCTAATCGCCTTGGACTTTTTGCGCGCGTCTGCTTTGGAACTCGCGCCCCAAGAGCGCAGCGACAAGGTCAGGCGCGTGGGTTCGCCGTCCTTGTATTCGGGTCCGGGCATGTTGCCCATACGCGCCAAGAAACTCGCCCGGCGGGGGTTATCCCCGCTTTTTACAGGGCGTTTTAGGTTCATGCCTTCGGCCTTGGCAGAACGCCGCCCGGCCTCATTCAAGCCACCCTTTGGGTTCTTGCCCTCTTTGCGTTGCCAAGCTGGACTAGCCACGAGCAGCCCTCATATTGTCAATCAGGTTTGGATATGGACGGCCAGCCTTGGCAGCGGCACGCATAGCTGACCGCTTTTGTGCTGGCGACAAACCCTTCGGCTTGCCCAGACCCTTTGGCCGCTTTTTATCCCAAACCTTTTTTTTCTTATTTTCCATTTTTCTTTTTCCCCGCCTTTGACATTGCGATAGCGACAGCTTGTTTCTGTGGACGACCTTCGCGCCTCAACATCTCAATGTTGCGCTTGATGGTCTTTTTGCCGTAGCCCTTCATCAGTGGCATTACGCGGCCCCCAATGTGTCAGCCATAAGACGGTCGCCACTTAGCAACGTGCGCGATCCAAGCCTGCGCAGACCAGCCAAGCGGCGGCGGCGGTTTTCCTCTTCGATCTGTTGCACCAGCTTTGAGCGGCGCACTGTCTTGGCGGCTGGCTGTTCGGGCTGCGGAGCCGCCGCGCCCATCTGCGCGGCAGGTGCAGCAGCACGGCCCTCGCCGTCACCACCGCCACCGCCAGCGTTTCTGGCGCGGCCAAAATATTGGCCATCCTTCTCAACGCCGATGATGATGCCGCCCTCGCGCACAGGCGTGCCACCAGCCTCAATCCGACTAGCAATGCCCTCACGCACTCTTTCGCCGATATTTGCACCAATCGCTCTGGCTATCGCCAAAGACAGCGATGGCACCATTTGCTGTTCGCCCTCACCGCCACGATCTCGTACAGACGCTGCTGCCTGCGCTCTGGTCTGCGGCTGCGTTACACCGGCACGCCGCGCCTCGGCGGCGCGGAAGCTTTGGGCGCGGCCCTCGCCGTCACCACCGCTAGGGCTGCTAGACCGGCTTGAACTGCTAGACCGGCTTGAACTGCTGGACCGGCTGGACCCGCCGCCGCGCCCTCTTTCACCACGACCACCGCTGTAACCGCCATATCTCATGCCTGCACCCCTATCCTAGTGTTTCCTGAATGCCCTTTTCGGCATCCTCGCGTATTGACGACAGCAGCAAACGCTGGCCGCCTGCTTGTCTGGCACGCCGCCGGGCCGCAATCTGCGCTAGTTTTGTGCGCTCATCCTCGGCCAGCCGCGCCTCTGTGCGTTCCTGCGCCTTAGTAATCTCAGGATCTGGCGCTGGCGCACTTGGCGTCTTGAGCAATCCACCCATCAGTAATACCTCGCAAACATAATATGATCGGAGCCGTCAGGCCCATACCGGCGCAGACGCCCCTCTTGCGTGAATTTTAACGCAACAGCCCACCTGACGGCAAGGCGGTGTCGGACATTTACCGTGATTTGCAACCGCTTCAGTCCCTCTTTGGTAGCTATGTGGTCAAAATACCTACCAGCGGAGCGGGTCAGTGATACCGCTCTGGTATTGATCTGGTCGGATGTCAGCATCCACGCCTCGGCAACGCCGGGCCACAAGATCTGATAACCGAAGCAACAGGCAACCTTGCCGCCCACCATAGCCGTATATGCGGTGCCAGCGGCCTGATACGCTTTCAGCACATCGCGGTAATTTGGCAGATCAGTGAAATACGCAAGATCAAACTCACGCAGATTGGCCGTGTATGGATGGCCCCAATGAAACGGCACAATCGTGATGTCCGGGCTGGTCAGTATGTCACGCCACATCAGAACACACTGAAATCAGCATTCGCCGTCAACTGCTTGAACTGCTGGCTGAACTGGCTGTTTCGCGTCAGGCTGCGCACCTCACCGGCACCAAGCATCAGATAGCCAAACGCATCACCCACATGCGAGTGTTCGTTCTTATTCGGCGCATCCCTGAACCGTTCATGCCCAGATCCGACCGCAACCCGCTTGAAATGATAGCCGCCAGACAATGCCTTGCGTGTGCGGGTGCATTTGTTGCTGACATACAGCCCCGGCTTGCCGTCAATCATGCGGTTCATCGGCATAGCACCGGCCTCGCGGCGCACCATAAAATCATTGCTTTGGGTTGGCCGGGCGTGCAAACCAAGCGTGC